AAGCAACGCCTACTCCAAAACACCCAACCCTCAACTCAGAATTAGCTACATCAGTGTCAAGAGAGTAAATGTATGGCGCACCGCTGCTGGCTTTTAGGTTGTTAGCAGTTACAGCTGTAAACGTTCCCGCTGCAGGAGTAGCTTCACCGATAACTGCACCATCAATAGTACCACCGTTAATATCTGGAGTATTGATAGTGGGAGTATTAATATTAGCGGTTTGATCAGCTACGTATTGTTTTACAGATTGTTGAGAAGGAGCACGAGTAGCACTGTTAGTACTAAAGCTATCTTCGTCTATAATATTATTTGCGATTCGAGCATCTGCAAGGGTATTGAAAGAACCAGTAACAGCTTTGTTTGAACTGTTGCCAATAAAAACATTACCGTCATTAAGGTTTGGAGTAGCAGCAGTACGACCTGCACCCACTACAAGAATAGAACCTACGCTTGCATGTTCTCGTTCAACCTTACCCATGTTCTGAATGACAGAACCTTCACCTGTGGGTGGGGTAGCTGTAAGGACTCCGGGAGTTGTGCTGAGGTACAATGTATCTCCGAGGCTAAACCCTGAAGTGTCAAAGTTCTTAAGCTGACCTGCAGTAATTACATCAAGAGTACCATTGTTAGATGTAGTTGCAGCGGCTAGTCCAAAGGCAGGGAAAGTGCTTGCACCATTAGCATCTGCTTTACTTACTACTGGGGTGTTACCGCTAATACCAGAAACATACACAGCATCGCCTTTACTCAAGGCTTCTCCTGCTTTAGCTTTAAAAACAGTCTCACCTTGTAGCACACCAATAAACTCTGGAGCTGTTACGTCACCAGTAAAGGTTGCACCTGCTAATGTTGCATAGTCTGTAGCAGTCTCCAATGCCATAGTACCTAACCCAAGGTTAGTACGTGCAGTGCTTACGCTAGGGAGGTCTGCAAGGTTTTGGGCTTTAAGTAATATAGTAGAGCCATCAACAGCAGCGATAGCCCATGCACTGCCATTCCATACATTCATAGTATTGGAAGTTGTGTTAAAATACAAAGCACCTACTATTAAAGCATTGCCATCATTATCCGCAGAAGGTGCCGAGTTTTTAGCTCCAAGGTACCTGTCATCAAAAGAATCGTAAGATGCAGCAGCGTTTGTAGCAGAAGTAGATGCTTCGCTAGCTTTAGTTGTTGCAGTGGTTGCTGCAGTTTCAGCTAAAGTTTTGTAAGACTGTGCGTTACTTTCACTAGAGGCTGCAGACTCTTTAGAAAGATTTGCAGCAGTTGCAGAAGCAAAGGCAGCAGTGGCTGAAGTAGAAGCGTTAGCGGCTGCAGTGTTAGCGCCTGAAAGCTCTTGTTTATTACCGGAGCTGAATGCCCCACCTTCTGATGGGTCACCTACTAAATTAGAGGTAGTCCCGGGTATATAATCTATAGTCATTTATGCTCTCCTTAGAATTGAGCTATGTTAGAATAAGTAGCTACCATAGAACCACCATTAACTTTTCGTTTAGTTTCTTCTAAGTTAAGCTCAGCAATAGCTGCCTTTTGCTTATCAAAGAACTTTAAGGCTCTTTCGTCTTCACCAATATAATCTAATGCATGTGCGATTGCACCCCATAGCAACATACGCTCGTGGTCATCACGTAGCCAGTTGGGAACTTCAGTGCCTGTGTAGTAAAGGTTACTTCCTGTTGGAAACTCTACACTCCCAGCGCCCGGAATCCCATTTGGAGTAGCTAAGCCTGCATTAATATTAGCTTGGTTTACAATGTAAGTTGCATCAAGATCTGCTAGCCTACGATAGTAGTATATTTCAAACCGATCGCCTATCTCAGCTTTTGGTTCAAACACTAAAGCTCTACCTTTACGAGCAAAGTTGTTATTAAGCTTAGCCATGTCTTTATCTTGCATAGCAAACAAAGAAAGCCTTTCATTAAAAACTGTACGTTCGCTTTGATTGTTTACCTTGCTAAACTGAATTAACTCAGAAAGGTCTGAAGGCATTAAGATAGAATCTTCACCTTCTGTCTCGCTAGTAATAGCGTTGTAAACAAACGTATGCTCTAGTGGTGGGATTCGTAAATGCCTATAGCAGTAATCTGCTGAGTAATCTAAAAAGTTATTCACTAGGCTATCGGTCAGAACGTTCTCGTCTCTATTAACCCATGATCTTACTTTAGCAACCATAGCATCGTATAATGGCGTTGACATATGTGTCTCCTGTTTTAACCACGAGCCCTTGAGATGTTAGAGGTTAACAGGTCTGGGTACTCTGATTTAATTATTCTTTTAAGTTTAGCAACATCAGCGGGGTTACCCATAAACCCTTCTTCAAGGAGATTGAGACCATGCTTAGTTAATATGTCAATAGCTACGATATCGGGTATGATAGCAAATGACCTGTAGTGAGAGGCATCGCCTCTGAGTTGAGCCTCACGGGACTCTTTAGCGTACTTAATGTATTCGCTTACATCTTGATTAACTGTTAAGTTACTGTCGTTTCTATCAAGTTGCATTCCTGAAAACTTATCCATTTATCCTCCATAGGTAAAAAGAAGGGGCCCCCAGAAGGGAGCCCCAAAGGTACTAGGGTTTATGAACCACCCAGACCTACGATCATACCACAACCCTTAGGGTTGCTTACTGCAAGAGTACACTCTTCCACGATCTGACCAACAGTGCTATCGCCTTGCTGACCAACTTCAGTTTCCTGGAGTGGACGCAAAGTAGCAATCTTGAACATTGAGGGATCATACACTAACGCACAGAAGTTAGCTGAGTTAGTAGTATTATCTGCACCAGTGTTGTGAGCTAGGCCCATAATGTAGTTAGGTACGATTTGAAGAGTACCAAAATCACTATCAAACAACTCAATGCTTTGACGGATCTTACCGGTGTCGTCTACGTTACGAACGGTGTTCTGTGTCTGGCCGTGAGCCTTAGATGACAGAGTACGCTTGTTCAACGGAGAAGTCATCAAAGTAGTAGCTTTACCACCAGCTTCGTAGATTTTCTGCATAATGTCATCAACGTGGCTTAGCTCGATATCATTAAGAAGGTCATCAGCAGTTGAAGTAGTACGGTCGATAGTACCAGCAGTACCAACACTAGTATTATCTGGGGCAGTGTAACATCCAGATTCACCAGCGATAACTACGTTAGCAGCATCATTCACGTATGCTTGGTAACCACCAAGAGTACGAGTGCCAGTGCCGTTAGAGCTGTGGAAGCTATGTACCAAATCAAGCTCAAGGTCTCGACGCATTTCAGTACCGACTTTCTTAAGCTGGTAAGCATATTCGTCAGCAACACCGGCTTGGTCTACAGCACGTTTAGTACCAGAAACCTGTACGGTCTTAGAGTTAATCTGAGTGTAGTTACCCAGACGAGTGCGATCACCACCAGCAGACTGTGCAGCAGCGATAGTAGCGAAGGTAGAACCTTCAGCAACAGCGCTAGAAGAAGGAGCCAGAAGCTCATCAGTTTGCCATTCGTGGAAAATACCTTTAGCTTTGGTTTTACCAACGGAAGCAATGAATGGAGTCTCATCACGAGTGATCATTGAGATGAAGTTCGCTAGATCTTCTTTCTCAGATTTGCGGGCATTTACCGCAGTAGTTGCAAAGTTTGTAGCAGCCATTTTATATTCCTTATAATTAAATTAATGTTGAATCTATTATGTTAGCGGAACTTGCTTAATGACTTTAGAAAATCTAATTCTGAACCTTCATCCCCATTACCTGAGAGAACAGAGTCTCGTAGGTTTTGAGAGTTACGGGCTTCTCTTTGACTTTTAGTACTCTTACGTTTAGTAGGTATACCTTTAGCCTTAGAGACCTTTTTACGTTTAGCAGAGCCTGAGGCAGTCTTCTGTTTGAGACGACGATAGTCATCCACAAACTTAACTACATTAGCATCCATGATAATATCAAGGAACTCTTGAGGGACACCTTCTTCTAAAGCAAACTCACGTACAGCTTCTGAGTCAAAGTCAGGTACAAGTGTGGATATGTCTTCTTCAAACCTAGCCATCAACTCATCTACTTGACCCTGTAGCTGTTCTTCTTGTTGCTTTTGAACTGCACTTGCCAAGCCTTCACGTTGATTACGTGCTGACCAGTACTCTTTCTGTGCGGTTTCTCTTTTATCCTTGAGCTCATTAAGCTCATACGTATCCCCGTTTTTACGGGCTGTATCAATTTTAGATTCTAAGTCATGGAACTCTTGTGCCAACACAGTCTCTTGTTGTTGTAGCTGTGTGTGCAAAACAGTCCCAAGTTCAACAACTTGATTAGTCTTAGCGGAGTATTCTTCTTTTAATCCTTTCTCAAGTTCACTAACTTCTCTACCCTTCTTAGACAAGTGTTGATCAGTAGCAAAACCTTTGCGAAGTTCTGACAAAGAAACATATTCTATTTCTCCATCAACTTTAACAGGAACTTGATAGTCCCAGTCTACTTCCTCTTCATCCGGCAAATCGTCATCTTGGGTAGAATCATCTTCATCCTCATACTCTTCGTCGTCTTCAGCGTCTTCCTCATAATCATCGGTATCGTCTTCATCTGTGTCGTCATCCTCGGGTCCTTCTTCCACAGAATCTTCCGGGTCAAGTTGAGATTCGTCATCATTTGGTAGAGATTCCTCCTCATCGGGAATGGTGAGTCCTAACAACTCGCCCATTGGGCCCATGGGTACTGGAATGTCATCGATCGACTGACCATCTTGACCAGCATAAAAACCAGCGTCATCCGAATGGGTAGAGGCTGTAGTGTTTTTGTTGCTCATAATTTGTTATCCTTTATTAGTCCTGTTTAACCGCAGCCTTCTTCTTAGGCGCTCGGGGTTGTTCTTTAAAACTTTCTAGTCGTGCCAGTGCATCGACTGCATGGCAAAAGGTTTCTGCGTGGAACCGGGCTTTACCGGGGCCTGCAGCTAACTCTTTAACCATTGCTTTAACGGTACCTTCGGTAGCCTTAATAGCCTTCTCTAGTACCTTCTGATCTACATCTTTAATCATTCTTCATCTCCTTCTTGAGATCTATTGATATCTATAAGCTCTTGGTTGAACCCATAGGTTTCAATATTCAAGAGACGTTCTTTAACAGAGCCCAAGCCCATAGCTACGTGGAATAAGTACTCACGTTCTTTTGTGCAATGCGGTTCTGTCTGCAACCATTGAACGAACAAGTCTACAAGAATGTCAGAGTATGCTTCCGTGAAGAACTCATCTCTTTCTTTCTTTGCAAAGGTTGCTCGGGTTAAGGCTGTTTGTGAGGTAGCAAAGGGGTTAGCCTTGTACTCACCGGTCTTCTGGTCCATTGTAGGCTTGAACTTACGCTTAGCCCCATTCTTATACTTATCCACTATATCTCCTCTGTTAGTGTCTTAAGTTAAGGAGCCCATCTGGGCCCCTATTGTATTAAACAATACCACACGTTTTATCAGATACGTCCCAGACTAAACTGGAGTGGTATGTTCAAAGATCGGAATCACCTCCTTAGGTCATACCCTGACCACCTTGTCCAAGGAAAGCTTGAATACCTTCAGGGGTCTGCTGTTGTTCCGGAGCCTGAGAGGGTTGCGGTTGTTCAGCTGAAGCCTGTTCTTCTTCTTTCTTTCCATTGGATTGTGGCTGGGTCATAGTCTGCTGAATTAATTGCTGCGCCATCCCATACATTTCTTGTACTGGAGGTTGCTTAGGGGTAGGTTGCCCGTCCTTAGCTGCGGCTAGTTCTAACTTGGCCCACTCTTGATATGACTTATCTAAGGCAACAACAAGTTGCTTCAGGTTATCCTGAATAGCGTTCTGAGATTGTACATTAGTGTAATCGACATTTGCTTGGTCAAGCGCCATTTTAGTTTTCATGGTTGCTTCTTCCATAGCTTTCTTTATCTCATTCACCTTAGCTTCTTGTTTCTTGCCTTCCATTGCTGACTTTTTATACTCGTCGGAAGTGTAGTCTACTATGTAGTCTAACGGATCTTCACCTAAAGCCTCAATGGTTTTAGCTGCAATGATAGCCGGAGCCATAGGGTTGATAACCCCTTGGAACCCTGCTTGCATTAAGGCAGGCATTACTTGGGTACCAATCATTTGCATCTTACTTAATATAGAGTTATTACTTGCATCGCCCACATCTGCTTCTACTTGCAACATAAGAGTATCAGGGAGTTCCTTGACATCAATTGTTTGGTAGAGGTCATTGCGATCATAATAATCCATTTCATTTGTACGCATTTCCAACTTCATAGTCCGATACACACCTTCACACAAAGTGGCTAAGCCAGTCTCCATGAACCTTCGGGCAATATGTTGGATGCGAGTTTGTGCTGCAGATTGCACAGCTGATACTTTTTGTTCTGAGTTACCAGACACATACAGTGTATCATTAAGACCTTGAGCTGCTTTTGACAGACCGTTGGCTTGTTCCTTATGCTTCTGCAAGAACTCAAGCAGAGGCACTGTACCTGTAGACAAAGCTTCTGGTGGCATGTTATGCACAGCCATAGCTGGATTACCATTGGTAGGTACAATTTGTTTTGGTTTCATATTCTGCAGGGCAGAGAAGTCAACAACATTAGGATCAGCTAGCTTAGGTGAGTAGTTAGTCAAGTAGGTATTCTCAACAAAGCCACGCAGGATAGCTGTAGACGCTAGGGTTGAAGGTCGAGTCATATCAGCCATAGATAGACCAGCCCACTCATGTGGAATGTCAAAGGGCTTTAGCTCAGCAATCTGAACACACTCGACATCTTCTTCAACAAGGATGTTACCACCCACTGTAATGAAACGCTTAAGCTCTGCGATACCATCGCCATCACGGTCAACCCGTAACCAACACTCTAACACAGTAGCTGTTTGATTAGCCTCTGAGGTGTTGTTAGCTCCAAAGGAATAGTTAGACAATCCAACAGAAGTCCTTCGAGCTGTTTTTTCATTATTAATAGCAGATGCAAAAGAGTAGTCATGGTCTGTGCTATCCCAGTCAACATTGTCAGCTTGCTCTGGGTATTGCTTACGGATCTCAGAACGAGTCATCTCAGACTGTACTCCAACAAAGTCTGCACTCTCAATACTATCAGCGCCTTGGCTAATGATAAAAGACTCAGGTTCAATGTTACGGATCTTAATGCCACTCTTGTTCTTAGTACGCTTAACACGTACGTCTTCATAGAGACCACCCTCATTAGAGTACAGGTCACCTACTACTTCTACTTCTGAATCTGCTAGTAACATGTCAAGAGCTTCTGCAGTGATTTCTTCATACTCTTCAAAAGTGTATTCGTAATCTTCTACGTACTCCCAGACTACCGCTGCGTTCTTCCATAGGAGAGCAGCCTTCATCCAAGAGTTGATAATCTCCCAACCTTTATTCTTTTTAAAGATACAGTAGTTAACAATATCAGATGCAACCCGTGCAGCGTGTACACCCTTAGCTGACTGACTGTAAGGTATAAATCTTGCTAACTTTTTATTGTTCAGTAACAGTTCCGACAGAACTGCAGAGTACCCCTCGATAGCCTCAACGGTATCTGAGGATACAATCTTTGATACACCCTGTGGGGTTAAGTGCCCTATAGGCTGCATTGCATATTCGTATGTAGCTTTCTCTCTTTCAGCTGAGAGATCAGATGAGTCAAGGAAGTTACCTTGTGAGTTTGTTACTTCTGAGTCAATAATAGTGTACAGCTCATCGTCTGTAACTGCTTCCATGTATCCTTCTGGGTCTCTCATTGTATATCCTCTAGTAGTGGACTAACACAGTCCATCAATCATTCATTAATTAAAATAGGTTCCTGTAGCTTCATTTTCCCGAAACACGTATGTCACCCTAAACCACAGCGTTAGCTGGAGGACTAATGGGGAAACTTTTACAACTATAGCCAGCTAGTAAGGTCCTCTTCAAACTGCTGATTTTGGAAGCCAACCTTATTCTGGACCAGACGATCCCGATGGGTTCTTAAGACTTCAAGTGCTATAGCTGTTGCAATAACGGTGTCATCGTGAGCACCCGATATAGCGTTGGTACGCCCATTGGCATCAGACACGTAATCCATGCATTCTTGGATGATTCGTGTGGACGCAAGATTGATGTCATCATTCTCAATTGCGTTCTTAAGATGCCCGATAATCATGGGCTTAGTAGCTTGCGTTGTTCGCCATCCAAGACGGTTGCCTTCCTCATTAGACACGTTCGCTACTTTGGTTTGGTGGTATAGGTTCACATACTTCATCTGCTTAAGACGGTTCAGTGTTGCTATGCCTAAGGAATTAGATTCAACAGCCAGTAAGGCGTTGTTGTAGTATCTTCCTAAATAGAATAATAAGTCCCCATACTGCGTAGGGTCAATTCTATTATTTCTATATACTGCCACGACTTCATTCTCCGGATTCATTACAACACATGCGGAGGAGTCTTGACCTACACCAAGCGCACAGTCAGCACCAATTACAAAGTTAACATCAAACTTAGGATACTGGAAGATCTCCAGGGTACCCTCAGGGTGATCCTCAAAAGAAGATGATGGTAAACTAAACATCTGCCTCTTCATTACTTTATCTGGTATTAAAGACTGTAGCTTCTCAATGCTAAACACGTTAGACCCAGAAACCTGAAAGGCTTCCTCAGGACATAACGGGTACTCTTGTCGGAATTTACTTAGCCCACCCTCAGCTACCTTTAAACGTCTCCAGTAGATTTGTTGGAGATCAAGACCATATATCTCTTGTATCTTCTTCTCATCTTCTGTAAGGGTCTTTTGGAACTCTTCGGGTTCTAGTACTGTTCTTCTATATTCCGGCATTAAAAACCATGGTACAAAGATAGGAACGTAATCGTTCTCACCATTTACTGCACCCTTCCATAACCTATGGAATTCATTACCAACACCATTAGCGGTGGACTCTAGTATCACTTCCGTACCATCAGCTTCGGATATACCCTGAAAGAGACCTGCAAGGATCTTCTCATCATGGGTCCAAAAGGCTACCTCTGAGAGGTGTGCAATGGTAGGTGTAGTACCTCGACCAGCTTCAGGAGAACCTGCCGTGTAGAGTCTATATCCGGAATCATTGTGATCGAACATAATTTCTTTGGCATTAGATTTCTTGAACTGTGGTCTGTATTCTTCAGGCATGTTAGCAATAGTATTACGTGACATGTTGAAGAGGGAGTCAGATGTGGCTGAGTCATGTGCCATTACAACTGACTTGTTATATGCATTGAAGTAAGACTTCCAGAAGACTCTGGCAACAGCATAGGTAGACAACCCCATCTGTCTTCCCTTAAGGACTATAGCCCTAACACGGCCATGTTCTTTAAGTTGCTTCTCTAGCTTAGCATTTACAATTCTTTGAGCTTCATTAAACTGGAAAGGTATAAACCCTTTAGAAGAATCTTTGGTAAGAATCTTTATCTGGTCCTTTGAGAATAACTCAAAGTCCCCCTCGTAGTCTAATAGCTTCTTACGTTTCTGTACTTCTTTAGCTACTGCTAGCTTCTGTTTGTTATTCATTGGTGTCCTCCCAGACTTATAGGTTACCAGAGAGAGAAGAACCATAGGAAGTATTATCCTATAGGTATCTCTAAGGTATCTAGCCGTGTCGAGGATGCCTTAGGGTCCCTAGGGGGAAGGGGGCATTAGACTCCACACAGAATATCTGTATTCTCCATATAGACTATAAATGTCTATAAGGTCTTAAGGCCCCCTTCGTACCTTAAGCTACAATGTTCAGTGGGTACCTTAAGGGTACCAGTCTGTGTACTGTCGGGTAAGCTCTACCGTTAGGTATAACTTCCTACGTATTCTCTCTCTCTATAAGGTACTATAATAGGATTTAAAAGGGTCTTTAGGGAGTACATAGATAAGCCCTGGTTATATGGGTACCCTGTTTGTATTCTCTACCCCCCTGATATCCCTGAGGGCCCTGTGGTATCCTGATGGTATCTCTCGCCTTAGGGCTCGTTAGGAGTCTTACAGGGTAGTCCCTAGAGGTCTCTGAGAATCCTGCTAGTGGAGAGGAGTCTCGGGGGTACCTCAGGGATAGCCCTAAAGCTCCCTAAGAGCTCTGTAAGAACCTATCCGGTACCATAAGGTATCACACATTAATCAGGGCTCAGTGAGTCCTATAGAACCCTTAGGGGTACGGAGTGTTCGTTATGGGTAAGTTAGCAATTGGTAGTTATGTGCAGTATAAAGGACAGTGGTACTTGGCTTGTAGTATTATCAACAGCCTTGTTACCATTTTGAAGCCGGGTGCCAACGCCAAGCTTCAGGTTCACAGTCGTAACCTTAAGGTCTCGAAGCAACATGCCGAGTTCCTTTGGGGTAAAGATGACCGTGGTTATCTGGTAACACGTAAGTCTGGAGAGGTTGCGTCACTCTCCACTAACCGTTGGGTTAATCGTGCTTGGTTTGATGCCCAAGTTCGTGCGTAGTTGCAAACTAGTAGTCATTCTGCGGAGTGACTGCCATGATTGCAATTCAGCAATCTTCTAACTATGGAGTGTTCGTTATGCAAGTGTTTGATCTGAAGAAGACCGAGGGTAACTTTGTCAAGTACGCAAAGATATCCGAGACCAACGGTACTTATCAAGTACGGTGGGTAACTCAAGATCTTATGGGTGAGGGAGACCAAGAGGTAAAACTCTCTTCTAACCTATCCAAAGAGGAAGTGCTAGATCTGGGCTTTGACTTAATTGATCAAGGTTGGGAGAAGCAGTTCGAGCAAGGCACTTACGCCTTCTGATATAGTTGTAGAGTCGTAGTCTTTCTCCCGAGAGACTACTATCGTTACAATTAGGTAGCGCATAAAGTAAGGAGTGTTCGTTATGAATGCTATGTTGTCTGACCCTTATGGGTTACTGATAGTATGTATGATTGGTGGTTGGGTAGCTGTAATATGTGCGTTCGCTGCTACCGAGATCATGGTGTCAATCTTCCCACCATCTCCCAATCATAGTGTTAAACGTGGTGCATCTCGTATGTCTAATGATGAACTACGTAGGAGGTTAGGTAAGTGAGTTACTTCTCCTCTACTCGTAGATACAGATCAGGGGATTGTGTACGTATACCTGACCTAGGTTTGTGTCGTGTAGTTCGTGGTACGTATGTTCGTGGTATGTACCATTACTCTGTCTATGGCCTGTAAGATGCTTGCTCGCCTGCGGCTCGTTAGGAGTGCCTTAAAGGTGCTCAATCTATTTAAACTTAAATCTAAACCAAAAGGAAAATGTATTATGGCTAACTTAACTAAGCCCGTAGTAAACCAAGTTGTTGTTAAAGATGTAACTGTATCTGCCTGTAAGCTCCGTAGCTCTTATCAAGGTCGTTTCGGTAAGCAGTTCGGTGCTGTGTTCACTGGTAAAGGTATTGAAGACTTAGGCCTCAAGCCTGCCAAAGACGGTGGTCACTGGTACTCTACTGCTGCTGAATACAATGGTGTTGAGACTTCAATTGCTGAAGACTTCGTAGCTGATATGGATGGTAACCCTATCCTTGATGACCTTGCAGATGGCTCTAAGGCTCACATGTTATTCAATGTGACTGACTATCCTGCTGGTACTCGTAAGGATGGTACGCCATTCGAAGCTGGTAAGAATGTCAAGCTTGTTGCTGTTCGTGCTACCACGTTCAACGTCAAGAAGTCAGCTCAAGATGCTCTCTCTGCTATGCTGCTAGGTGAGAGTATGACAGTTGCTGCTGATTCACCATTCTAATTGTTTACCCTTGGCTCGCCCATGCTCTTCGGAGTGTGGTGCGAGCTTTTGTTTTATCTTACACCGACATAGTGTGTGGGCAAATACCCTAACCAAATGGAAAGTAAAATGACAACTAAAACAAAGATGTATCGTAATGAATCAAGCCATGATAGGCTAGTCCATGGTGCTAACTATGCCCTGTCTGAACTATCAATCATCCTTGGTATAAATCGTAGTACTCTCAGTGGTAGGTTACAACATGTTCAAGTCCTTAGAGATAGACATGTACGTGCCCTTGACAAGTACCAGTCAGCTGACCATCGCCATGAAGTAGTAGTTATTGAACGTTGTGAGTCAGCAGCTGATAAGTTATCCCAGAAACACTTACGTATGAGGTTAGTCTAATGAGTAAGTATACTAAAGCAATTGATACAATACTTGCTATCTTAGTGATAACAGGTGGTCTTGTGTTAGTCTCAGCTGTATTCATGGGGGTGTCCAATGCAGGAGTGGCATGAGTTTCTACTTGTCTTAAACACAGCTACGTTATTGGTAATGTGGCTAGTCTTAAAATACCCTGACCAAGAGGATTAACTAATGGGTTGTTCATTCGAAGTAACAACTAACGGCATGAAGACACAACGTCTCATGAGTAAAGCTTGCTTTGCAAGTATCAATGCTGTCATAGGTCAATCAGACCGTAACTACGGGGTATCAATTGATAGTGTCAAATACCTACCCTTCCTTGAACGCACATGGTGTACTGATGCTGATGCTACTATAGACAAGCATGTAATGCCTGATCCTATGACATGGGACGTAAGCTATGCGTGGTGGGAGTACCTAATGACCCTCAAGTTTGTAACAGATGGTCTGGTTAATACTCCAACTACAGAGTTAGCTATGAAAGATGGCTTCACTGTAAATGCAAATATGCCTGCAGATAGGGTAATGATTACCTTGTTCCTCCTAAGAGCCCCACAGTATCAAGCAGGTCTCGTTACGGACTGGCATAAGATGCAGACTAAAGATGGCATACATCCTGACACTGCATTCGTAATGACGTTCTGGCTCAATCACCACGAGAGGCACACAGATGATCACGATTACCACATGTCTCCCTACTCCAGTACAGAGAGTGCTATCGTATACCCTGAGTACTTTACATTAGCTGGTGCTCGTATCATGCTCAATAGATTACTGTGTGATGATTACGATGCTGAACTGTATGGTGGTAAACAGGCTAATATGTCACGGACTAATAGCTATAAGAGGTTCCCTAATACAAACTTCAATGCTATCGGTAGATACTTCTGTAAGAAACCTGCAAAGAATGCTAAGCGTAACAACCTGCAAGTCATGATTAATAATCAGCAGGAACCAGATAACAAAGTTAAAACGCATTCGAATTTATCAGAAAGACGTTTCAGACCAAGAAGAGATAATGTAACACTTAACATTAAAGAAATGGCTAACCTATTGGAGGCTTAACATGATACTACAAAATGTAACTGTCGGTGCTGACCCTGAAGTCTTCGTAGCTGACATGAGTGGTACTATCACATCTGCTATCGGTAAAGTAGGTGGTAGTAAAGATTACCCACGTCCTGTTATGGATGGTGGCGTTCAAGAAGACAATGTATTAGCTGAGTTCAATATCAATCCAGCTAAATCTAAGTTAGAGTTTGTCTGTAACATCTCATCTGTCATGGGTTCTTTAAGAAACATCTTAGAAAACAATAACTTACAACCTGTCATAGTACCTAGCCATAAGTTCACAGCTCAAGAGTTAAGTAACTTTGGCCCTGAAGCAATGGAGTTTGGTTGTAGTTCAGAGTGGAATGCTTGGGACAGTAAGGTAATGCCACGACCCAAAGGTGACAAGGTTAACCTACGTACAGCTGGTGGTCACGTACATGTTGGCTATGATAACCCTGATAGGTTTATAGGTGAAGACTTAATCAAGCTTATGGACTATGCTATTGGTGTGCCCTCTGTTCTTATTGACACCGATAAACATAGAAGAAAGCTGTACGGCAAGGCTGGCTCCATGAGACACAAGCCTTATGGTGTAGAGTACCGTACCCTTAGTAACTTCTGGCTTAACTCTGATGAGCTTACCTCATGGGTCTATGATCGTACCTTATGGTGTACTCAGAATCTGCATAGGTTACCTGAGTTCGTATCAGCCTATGACCCTCAAACCCTTAAGCGTATCATTAACCTTAGCGATACTGCCTTGGCTACTGATGTAGTACATGAGCTATCACTGGAGACTGTATGATATTAGAACCAAACTTAGCTCAAATGAGCATACATGATATCCACGCTACATATAGTGGCACATACCTTAGGTTCAATACACCAGATGATGATGGATGGTGGACCGGATACGTAGACTCTGCAAGACGTGATGAAGATAAGTCTTACTTAGTTGTAACTAGGGGTGCCGATGAATCCAGACGCATAAGCTTAGAAGATAGTAAAGTAAAGGTATCCTTAGAGTACCCTAAGCTAGGTAACATCAACCAAAAGAAACACTCTTGGTATATAGATAGACGAGCAGTTAGGCAGTGGAAGAAAGGTCTACGCTTATCCTTGTTACGTACCAGAGTTAATGGAAACTGCATGCTTGAGTCCCTAAGGCCCTATGGTTACTCGTTAGATAACGAAGCTATTGATGAGATATACGAACCTACCTACACTAACTACTTCGAAGCAGTAGAGGGTGTATACCATGGTGACTTTATATCAAGAGCTATCTCACCTGAGTTTGCCATAGCTAACTTAGCTAACCTAAGTAAACCAGTCTTAATGTATAAGGGGAGAGCTGTAGGTACCTACGAAGATACAACCCTTAGTATTCACGAAGACCTATCTCATATTGAACCAATGATAAGGAGAATTGTACCAGATGGATACAACAATTCAATCGTTATACAACCTTAACCCACCAGCTGCACCACAGAAAAGGCTAGGTGACTTAGTAAGCACAACAAAGATCGGAGTTGAAGTAGAAGTAGAGGGTATGAATAGAATACCTTCAGTAAATGGATGGCGTAGTACCCGTGACGGTTCCCTAAGAGGCGGTGGAGTAGAGTATGTATTCCGTGGTCCTATTGGTGGATTGTCTGCTTGCAATAGACTACAAGCGTTAGAGGCTACCCTCTCAGAGTACCAACCTGTATTCTCTATGCGTACCTCTGTTCATGTACATGTGGACTCAAGAGACCTTACTTGGGCTCAAGTGTGTGACTTAGTTATACTCTATGCTATTGTGGAACCTTACCTCTTTGCTATATGTGGTTCGGAAAGAGCTGATAACATCTACGCTATGTCACTATACCGTGGTCAACACCAAGTAAGCCAACTCTGTGACATCATACGCTTAGGTCATAGATCTGTTGATAGCATGTGGACTAAGTATACTGCACTAAACTTAACCGCACTAGAAACCTTTGGGTCTCTTGAGTTCCGAGGTCATAAGGGTACGTGTAGTAAACCTGTGTTAGTCAACTGGATTAATCATCTGCTAGCACTCAAAGAGTTCACTGTTGACGAGACTAAAAGTGTAACTCATCTGCCAAGGTTACTTAGTACCCATGGTCCTCATGCATTATTGTCGGCTATCTTCGGTGAACGTCTGGTAAATGATAACATCTCCCGAGTGTATGAAGTAGAAGAAACTCTGTATGAAAGTGTGTGGGTAGCAGAAGACATTATCCACCATCGTCCTATGGTATATCACGAACGTGAAATCATAGAAAACAATCAAGGTCGTACCCAATTGGAAAAAGTAAGGGATAAATTATGTGTGGTTTAGTAGGTGTAATCGGTACTCGTATCAATCATGTGGACTCTAAAGTCTTTAAGCAACTGCTGTTTGTAGATGCATTGCGTGGTCCGCATAGCACTGGTGTTGCTGTTAACGGTATTGATAATAAAGTACAAACGTACAAGAGGTCAGTTAATTCAACAGACTTTCTTCAACTTAAAATAGGTGACAAGATAGCAAGCACAACATGTACTGACTTCTTGCTTGGTCATAACAGATACGCTACTCAAGGTGCTATCAATGACGCTAATGCTCACCCGTTTACATACGGTAACGTAACACTAGCTCACAACGGTACCCTTACAGATCAAAGTACCTTGCCTGATCATAAAGATTTCGATGTTGATAGTGAGAACATTGCCTATGCTATGGGCTTAGCTGAAGACCCTGAAGAAGTAATTAGTAAACTTAAAGGTGCCTTCACTCTAAGTTGGTATAATGATTTCGAATGTAAGTTCTATCTGGTACGTAACGATGAACGACCTATGTTCATTGCTCGTAATCAATCTCGTGATGTATACTACTATGCATCTGAGAAGCTTATGCTTGAAGCTATCCTATCACGTAACAACGTTGAGTATGAGATACAAGAGTTACCTGTGGGTCAGCTACAATCATTTGACTTTGATGTAAAGGCGGGGCAAGATTGTAAAGTCTCAGTACGAAAGGTGAAGCTTCATCCCAAGCCATTACCTGCTCCAGTTACTTATAATAAGAATTGGGGAAACACTAGCAAACCTCAATATAACACGTACCCTACGCTATCTAAATATAAGATGAGTGTGGGTGAAGTAATTGAGTTCTATAGTCACGGCCTACCTGATACAGTTGAAACTAAAGCTAAAGGTACATTGTATGGTTGCTTTGTTGAAAACACTAGCCTAAGTACCAAGTGTTATCATCAACCTAACTCCGCCTTGGCTGGGTATTACACCGGTATTGTACAAAGCATGGTTAAAGACAACGGAATAGATACCATAGTTGTACGTGAGCCTGACCTGATAGAAGTAATAGCTGATGATAAGAACAACGTAGGTAAAGAATCATTAGTAAAGGCAGCAACAGAATCTTACTTAGTAACAACAACACTGGAGCAAACGCATGAGTAATGTATTAGTACTACCCTATAAACTAGGGAGTGAGTCAGCAAAGACACTAGCTAAGTCTATGTCTTTCAAACGTATGAGGCTAGAGAACTCTTCAGTCTCCGATAGTAGCGATAAGACTATCATCAACTGGGGTAACTCAACTGTAAACCTATCCCACCTGCCCTCTGTAAAGGTACTTAACAAGCCAGCTAGTGTACGTAAGGCATCACATAAGGGTGAGTTCTTCCAAGCTATCAGTGAGTACAACGTAGCTAACCCTGAAGCCCCTGTCAGTATACCTGACTGGACTACTAAGAAGTCTGAAGCTTGTGAATGGTATCGTGATGGTCATGATGTGGTATGCCGTGCTGTACTTCAAGGTCACTCGGGTGAAGGGTTGACTATCTCTAACTTCAAAGAAGACGTAACAGCAACCAAAGCTATACCTTCCTCTTTGCTGTACACTAAGTACGTAAAGAAACGTGATGAGTTTCGTGTTCATGTTATGAATGGTGTACCCTTCTTTGTACAGAAGAAAGCTATCCCTTACCACAACAGAGCTGAGATAAACTATCAAGTACGTAACCACTCTAACGGTTTTGTATTTACAATTAATGATGTAATGCCAGACGCATCTGTTGTATCTGAAGCTGTTAAAGCTGTTGAAGTATTAGGTCTTGACTTTGGTTCAGTAGATGTTATCTGGAACAAGAGACGTAAGAAAGCTACAGTAATAGAAGTTAACACTGCATGTTCTATTAGTGGTGAGAGTACAAAAGATCGGTATGTATCTGCATTCAAAGCTACCCTTGCTGGAGCTAAGCCTCTAATGTGGGATGTAACGTTAGTTAATAACAGTAACCGGAATAACTTCATTGGCCCTGTAGGTTATACACAAATTAACGTTGACAGTTGCCACGAAGATGGTACAATGCTTAGTCTATCTGGAGAAGTAATAGAGGAACTAACTCTTAGGCACCTTGAAACACCTGACCACACATGCCCAACCTTAAGATACCTTATGGAAGATGTACCTAGGTCCCAAAGACGCTCTCGTGCCTTTAGTATCGAAGGTTTCCACCCAGATATGGATTGTGATTGGGTTAAGATATCTGCATGGCGTGATGGTGAAGAGATGCGACTACCATTCTGGGTACATCCTTCTCAACTAGAGAGGTGGTCTGCATGATAAATAAAGTAGCAGTGTACGGGTCACTCCGAGAGGGGTTCGGTAATCATCGAATCCTTGAGGGCTCTGATAAACTAGGGACTCATTGGGTTCCCGGCTATGAGATGTTCTCACTCGGAGCTTTTCCTGGAGTACGTAAAGGTAATACCCACGTGTTCACTGAGGTGTATGAAGTTGATGCTGATACTATGCGACGACTTGATATCCTTGAGGGGTACGGTGGTGAGAGTGAAGCTAACTTCTATGATAGAACAGAAGTCAACACACCATACGGAGATGCTTTCATGTACACTCTTGAAGGTCATCGGTATAAACAAAGTGAGCTTGTAGACAGTGGTAACTGGGCACACTTTAAAACTAAACTAAAAGATTTAATCTAAACCAAGCGGACATAAACATACCTAGAGCAAGAGCATCAACGTAACTTAATCTAAATTAAAAGGTAATAATTATGACTGCAATTCTTGGAACTTCAATCATCCGTGACGTAACTCTTAACTACGTAAAGGTAGACCCTGAAAACCCTACTGATCCGTTCGGTACACTACAATGGGAGTGTCAAATCGTAGCTCCTGCTAGTCGTGCTGAAGAACTAGAAGGTTATGGCTCAGTTAAGCCTGTCAAAGATGATCCAAGTCGTGTAGCTGTCAACTTAAAGCGTAAGGCTTTACGTAAAGATGGTACAGAAAATGACCCAGTAGTACTGGTCGATGGTAAGAAACAACCAATTAATTCTAAGGTCAAGGTTGGTAATGGTTCTAAAGGTAACGTCAAAGTATATCGTAGAGAGTACGATGTAGCTGGTCGTCAAGGTATCTCAACTATTATGACAGCGCTTCAGATCACTGACCTAATTGAGTACACTGGTTCAGTTGATTTTGATATTGAAGGTACAGAGGCTAACGACTCTGAGTTCTAAAGTACACTAGTTTACTAACTTAATATGTAAACTAACTACCTAAGTAGGGAATAGGTTGGAGAAGTATCATTTTACTTTTACTACCAGCTGCAATATTTGCATTACTTCTACTCGATATATGGGATAGAAGCTAATACATTCCCATCTAAGGGACTCTATGCTTAAAGTAATACCAAAGCATAGGGTCTCTTTACCTTTGCTCTTAGAGCCTGTAAGCTATCCTTAAGAACCTTCTAGGCATTATAGTACCTTATAGAGGATTACCTAGACGGAGAACTTAATGGACAAGACTTACACACAAGAAGATATAGCTGAAGGCAAGAAGAAAATACACCCTAACTCGTTAGCTAATCTTAAACCACGTCATGATAAAGAACACATGGCGATGATGAAAGGCAAGGCAGACGAAGCACGTATACGTAACAATGAAATGAAAGAGAACATGAAAGATGTCCTTGCTCTGGTAAATAACTTATCAGATAGTCTAGTTGATTCTATACCTAAGGGTTTAACTGTAATGAAACTTGCTATGATTAAAGCTATATCAGCTGATGATATGGTGGAGGCATCACGACTTGCTTCTATCGTAGCTGAATACGAACAGCCTAAACTACAGAGAACTGAGAACGTCAATACAAACTTTGACTATACAGATTTAACTGATGAAGAACTGGCTGAAGAAATGAAAAGGTTATCGCAATGAAAAGTTTTATAAACAAAGTACTAAGTAAAGTAAAT